TGTCCGAGGCATGTCGTTCAATATCCTCTTCCTCGATGAGTTCGCGTTCGTCCCTAATCACATCGCTGACTCCTTCTTTGCATCTGTTTATCCTACTATTACTTCTGGTAAAAGCACAAAAGTAATTATGGTTTCGACGCCTCACGGCATGAACCATTTTTACAGAATGTGGCATGATGCTGAGAGGGGTCAAAACGAATACGTTCCAACTTCAGTTCACTGGAGTGAAGTTCCAGGCCGCGATGAGAAGTGGCGAGAACAAACTATTAAGAACACTTCAGAAAACCAGTTCAAGGTTGAGTTTGAATGTGAGTTTCTTGGATCAGTTGATACTCTCATCAATCCAGCCAAGTTGAGAGCCATGGTCTATGACAGGGCCATTCAATCTGGTAATGGTCTGGATGTATATGAAAAACCAATTGACAACCACGACTACGTTTGTACAGTTGACGTGGCCAGAGGTGGTGGTAATGACTACTCAGCTTTCGTTATTGTGGATATAACTGAGTATCCACATAGAGTAGTTGCAAAGTACAAGAACAACGAAATTAAACCAATGTTGTTCCCATCGATCATTTATGAAACGGTAAAGTCATATAATAATGCATGGGTCTTATGTGAGGTTAATGATATTGGTGATCAGGTTGCAGCTATTTTAAACTACGATCTTGAGTATCCTAATCTTCTTCAGTGTTCGATGAGAGGACGTGCGGGACAGATCGTCGGTCAAGGTTTCTCTGGAAAGAAAACTCAGTTGGGTCTCAAGATGTCCAAAGCTGTAAAGGCGGTAGGGTGTTCCAACCTAAAGACGATGATTGAGGCGGACAAGGTTCTCTTCAAAGACTATGATATTATATCAGAACTCACTACATTTATCCACAAGAGAAACTCATTTGAAGCTGAGGATGGATGTAATGATGACCTTGCAATGTGTCTCGTCATCTATGCGTGGTTGGTCGCCCAAGACTACTTTAAGGAACTCACCGACCAAGATGTTCGTAAGAGACTGTATGAAGACCAGAGAGATCAAATTGAACAGGATATGGCTCCATTTGGATTTATTAGTGATGGTCTAGAAGATGATGTAATTCAAGGTGATGATGGAACTCTTTGGAGAAAGACCGATCTTGATGATATCAACTCCACATATGGAGACATGAATTTTATGTGGGAGTATTATTGATGGACATTGGCGATAAGTTTGATCTAGAACATTTACTGTTTGTTGATAGAACTTGTAGGGTTTGTGGAGAGACAAAAAATCTTATTGAGGATTTTTATTTGACTAGAAAGGGTAGAGGATCATATCCTTCATCATATTCTTATGAGTGCAAAGACTGCACAAAGAAAAGAATTATTGTAAGTAGAATGACAAATAGAGTGTTTGACAGGTGGGAATATCCTGATTGGTAGTGTTCACGCATTGTTTCCCCGTTTGAAAAGGTGCCAAACAATAAATAAATTCAGATAACAAACTGAAACTTCTAGAGGAAATCAGATGGCTGGTTTAGGCTTAGTATCTCCTGGAATTAAGGTAAGGGAAGTTGACCTTACCCGTGGCGGAATTACAGGCGTAAGTGACCAGACTGGCGCCATTGCTGGACCATTTGTTAAAGGTCCTGTCAATGAGCCCATTCTCATTGAAAACGAGAAAGACTTGGTTGACACTTTTGGTGAGCCACAAGAAACCAGTGATCAATATGAATACTGGATGAGTGCTTCTTCTTACCTCTCATATGGCGGTGTCCTGAGAGTTGTAAGAACTGATGGTACGAACCTCAACAACGCTAACGCTGCCGTTGCAACTGGTTCTGGATCTTCAGTAACTAATTTAAAACTTAAGAACTTAGAAGAATATTATAACGGAAACGACACCCCAACTTCATGGTATTGGGCTTCTAGAAACCCTGGTACTTGGGCTAACGATCTTAAAGTTTGTGTCATTGACGCACAGACTGACCAAACCCTGACTGGCATTACAACATCAGGTATCGTTGTTGGTGCTGCAGTTACCCAGGCCTTTGGTGGTGCTCAGATTGGTGGTATTGGAACTTCACTAACACTGAACGGTCACCTGAAGGGTATCGTTACTGGTGTTGGTGCTTCAAGCATCGACGTAAAAGTTGTAAGTCAGGTTTCAACCGCTGGATCTACTACAAATGCGGAATATGAAAAGGGTGGTGCTTTCGAATTCAAGACATCCAGAGTTCTGAATATCGTTGGCGCAACTGGTGCTGCAACGACTTCGATTACAGTAACAAGAGATGTTGGCGGAACCAACGCTGGTCCTCTGCAGGTTAATGAAACACTTCTTCTCTTTAATACTGTAAGTTCTTCCATCACAATCGACCAAGCTGGTGGACAGGCACTTGCAATTGGTGCAACAGGTGTTAACCTCTCCAGCACTTCTGGTATTACCACTATTGGTGATAGTACTGCAAACGTCCTTCTGATTGGTGGAGAACTGATCGGTGTTGGTGTAACCATTGTTTCTGCAACTGGTTTCGTTGGTTTCTCTACAAGAGGTATCGACGGTACAACTGAGACTGCACACAACGATGGTTCCACAGTATATGTTCTTTCAAACGCTGGTGCTGCAACCACAGTAAGAACACTTCAAGCTTCAAGTACATCAACGACGATTGATGTTAATGCTCTGGGAAGTATTGATGTTAACGACTATGTAAGAGTTCAAACCGTTGGTGTTGGAACAACTGCTGAGATCATGAGAGTAACTGGTATTACTACCAACTCAGCTCTCACACCATCTACCGCAACCGATTGGTACGATTCACAAACACTGAATCTTGATAACTCTACCGTATACTGGAAGAACATTGCTCCTAAGCCTGGAACTTCTCAGTATGCTTCATCAAGGAACTCAAGATTTGACGAAATTCACGTTGTAGTTGTTGACGACGACGGAAAACAGTCTGGAACATCTGGACAAATTCTTGAGAAGCATCTCAGTCTGTCTAAGGCTAAGGACGCTGTACAGTTTAATTCACCTTCTTACTATAAGAACTACATCGCAGATAACTCCGAGTATCTGTTCCCTGGTTATGCACCACTTGGAAGAGCAACAGCATTCTCCTCTGGAAATACTGCCTTCACCGCTTCTGCTTCTGCATGGGGACAGAATGCACAAGGAGTTGTGTTCTCAGGTATTGGTAGATCGACTTATTCACTGCAAGGTGGTCATGATTACGGCGGTACTTATACCGCTCCTACTTACACCACATCTCTTGGCGATTTGATGACTGGTTACGATCAGTTCGCTAACCAGAGAGAGTATCCAATCAACTACCTGATCATGGGTCCTGGTCTTTCTACTAGAGACGAGACCGTTGGTAAGGCTAACAAACTGGTACAAATTGCAGAGAACAGAAAGGATTGCGTTGCAACCATTTCTCCAAGAAGAGCTGACGTTCTGAACGATCAAGCTCCACTGACAAATAGCGATACTCAAACTAACAACGTTCTCGCTACTCTGCAGGGAGTTAATTCCTCCTCATACGCTGTCATGGACAGTGGTTATAAGTACACCTTCGATCGTTTCAACAACAAGTTCCGTTACATCCCATGTAACCCCGACGTTGCTGGAATGATGGCAAGAACCTCACAGAATTCATTCCCATGGTTCTCGCCTGCTGGAACAACCCGTGGAACTGTTAACAACGCAGTTAAACTTGCTTATAACCCATCACAGGCTCAAAGAGATCTGCTTTACACCAAGAGAATTAACCCAGTTATCGCTTCTCCTGGTGGTGGTATTATCCTCTTCGGTGATAAGACTGCACTGTCCTACACTTCCGCATTCGACAGAATTAACGTCCGTCGTCTGTTCCTCACAATTGAGACTGCAATCGAAAGAGCTGCACGTGCTCAACTGTTTGAGTTCAACGATGCAATCACCAGAGCAAACTTCGTCAACATCGTTGAGCCTTTCCTCCGCGATGTTCAAGCGAAGAGAGGTATCACAGACTTCCTGGTTGTCTGTGATGAGAGCAACAACACTGCTGATGTGATCGACGCGAATGAATTCCGTGCCGACATCTTCGTGAAGCCCGCACGCTCTATCAACTTCATCGGCCTGACATTCGTTGCAACCCGCACTGGAGTTAGTTTCGAAGAAGTAATCGGCACAGTCTGATTATTAAATAGTACAGCACATCATCAACCGTTTAACAGGAGTAAGTAAAAATGCCTCAGCAAATCCCAAATACAGGGAGTAATGCGAGAACCCTGGATACCTTTAAATCGAAGTTGTTGGGCGGCGGCGTTCGCCCTAACTTCTTTGAGGTAGAACTCAAGTTCCCAACTCTGGGCATCGACGACAACGATGTAAGTGACAGAACCCGTTTCCTGGTAAAAGGAGCTAATCTGCCCGCTTCGATCATTGCACCAATTTCAGTTCCTTTCCGTGGAAGAGAACTGAAGATTGCTGGCGAGAGAAGCTTTGATAGTTGGACTATCACTGTTATCAACGATAGCAACTTTGTCCTGAGAGACGCCTTTGAAAAGTGGGCAAACATCATCAACAAAGTTTCTGATAACGCTGGTGAGGTTGATCCAACCGTCTATCAACAGGAAGCTTACGTTCATCAACTTGGTAGAGCACCAATCACTAATCAGGCTGGAGTTCCTGCAACTTCAGGAGCTACTGTTCCCATCCTGAGATCATACCACTTCCATGGCGTGTTCCCAACTAACGTTTCTTCGATCGAACTTTCTTACGATCAAAACAACGTTATCGAAGAATTCTCTGTAGAATTCCAAGTTCAGTGGTGGGAAGCCCTGAATGAAAATGGCCAGGTTGTCGTTGGTTGATAAATAGACCATAAGACAACACTGACAAAATGGCTAAATTATTCGGTTTCTCCATAGAGGGGGCTGACGGAGATAATCTGCCTAAGTCTGCGGTTTCTCCTGTTCCGCAGAACGAGGCAGATAAATCCGACTACTATGTTAGTAGCGGCTTCTATGGACAATATGTTGATATTGAAGGTGTATTCAGGAATGAGTATGATCTCGTTAAAAGATACAGAGAAATGTCTCTGCATCCAGAGTGCGACGAAGCGATTGAGGATATTGTAAACGAGGCAATTGTTTCCGATCTCAGCGACAGCCCAGTTGAGATCGACCTCCAAAACTTAAACGTCGGGGATAATATCAAAAAGATTATCCGCGACGAATTTAAGTATATTAAGGATCTCCTGGATTTTGACTCCAAAGCCCATGAGATTTTCCGTAACTGGTATGTTGATGGAAGACTTTATTATCACAAGGTAATTGATCTTAAAAATCCACAAGCAGGTATCCAAGAACTGAGATACATTGATGCTCTAAAGATCAAGTACGTTCGTCAGGTTAGAAAAAAAGATCCAAATCTGGCTAGACTGAATAGTAATGAACCAGTAAACTCACTCAGTCCAGAAATGGATGAGTATTTTGAGTATAATCCAAACTCAGGTAAATCTGGTGCATCTTATCTTCCAACCGCAGGCGGTGCAGCTGGTGGGATCAAGATTGCAAAAGATGCGATCACTTATTGCACTTCTGGTCTGGTAGATCGCAACAAACACAATACACTCTCTTGGTTACATAAAGCAATCAAAGCCCTGAACCAACTGAGAATGATCGAAGACTCTCTGGTTATCTACAGATTGTCTCGTGCTCCAGAAAGAAGAATTTTCTATATCGACGTTGGTAATCTGCCTAAAGTGAAGGCAGAACAATATCTTCGTGAGGTCATGAACCGTTATAGATCTAAGTTGGTCTATGACGCAAACACTGGTGAAGTTCGTGATGATAAGAAGTTCATGAGTATGCTTGAGGACTTCTGGCTGCCAAGAAGAGAAGGTGGTCGTGGTACAGAAATCACAACTCTACCAGGAGGACAGAACCTTGGTGAGATTACTGATATTCAGTACTTCCAGAAAAAACTCTACAAAGCTCTGGGTGTTCCAGAAACCCGTCTTGGTGGAGAAGGTGGTTTTAACCTTGGTCGTTCTTCCGAAATTCTCAGAGACGAACTGAGATTCAACAAGTTTGTTGGTCGTCTTCGTAAGAGATTCTCCAACATGTTCCTTGACATGTTGAAGACACAACTTCTTCTTAAGAACGTCATAACGCCCGAAGATTGGACATTGATGTCCGAACACATTCAGTTTGACTATATCTATGATAATCACTTTGCAGAACTCAAAGAAAGTGAGTTGTTCCAAGAACGCATCAATAATGCTGCACAGGCTGAACAATACGTTGGTAAGTATTTCTCGCAAGATTATGTAAGACGTAAGATCCTTCGTCAGACTGATGAAGAAATTGTTGATCAGGATAAACTGATTGCTGCAGAAATTGAGGCTGGTTTGTATCCAGATCCTCTCATGATGCAGTCAATGGAACTTGCAGGTGCTGCAATGGATCTACAAAACAAAGCTCCATCAACAGAAGATCCTCAAGTTGATGATAAAGCAGTTGAAGCCCCTGAAGGTGGCGAAATATAAATAATTTGTAGTGTATTTACATTATCGTGGATTCTGAACAATTTGTTGATTTGGTGTTGCAAGACGCACCCGCACATGAGATTAGTGATGCAATTAAGAATGTCCTGAATGCGAAAGCCGCAGACAGAGTTGAAGCTGGAAGACCTGTAGTTGCTGCAGATCTTTTTGGTGATGAAATTGAATATGAAGAAGATGACGTAACCCAAGAAGACCCTACCACTGAGGAAGAGGATGGCTAAGTTTAAACCATTATCAAATGAGGCGGATTTAGCCGCAGGTATTGGTAACAGCACCAGTGTTGGTAATGCTAGTGTTGTAAGAATTACTAATACTTCTGGTGCAACCGTTGTAGTTGGTCTTCAAACCTCTGGGTTTGTTGGGTTCTCAACTTTCACAATGCTGCAAGATACAAGCGATATCGTCGTTAAGAGACCTGATGATCTCGTCCATGTAACTGGTGGAACTGTGAGAGTTGTAAAAATCGCATTCACTCAATAAGAACAATGAAACTGATCAGAGAAGAAATAGAACAGGTAGAAGTTATCGTTGAAGAACGCAACGGTAAGAAGAACCTGTACATCGAAGGTATTTTCCTCCAAGGCGATATGAAAAATCGCAATGGAAGAATGTATCCATGCGAAACCCTTGAAAAGGAAGTAGCCCGTTACAACGAAACTTTCATTCAAAAGGGTCGTGCTCTTGGTGAACTGGGTCACCCCGATGGTCCTACTGTAAACCTGGATCGTGTATCCCACAAGATCACTTCTCTGGTTCGTGAAGGTAACAATTTCATCGGTCGTGCAAAAGTACTAAATACACCGATGGGAAACATTGCAAAGTCCCTTCTCGATGAAGGTGTCAAGTTGGGTGTTTCTTCCCGTGGTGTTGGTTCAGTCCGCATGAACAATGAGGGCGTGAACATCGTTGGTGAAGACTTCATGCTCGCCACAGCCGCAGATATCGTTGCAGATCCTTCTGCTCCTGATGCTTTCGTAGATGGCATTATGGAAGGTAAAGAATGGGTCTGGGATGGTGGAATTCTCCGCGAAAAATATGCAGAGAAGACATACAAACAGATCAATACTCTTGTCAACTCAAGACAGCTGCAAGAGAACAAGCTGAGACTTTTCCAAGACTTCTTGGGAAATCTCTAATTTATAAATAACAATAGATTAACTACACTTATAAAGTCTTAATCGGAGAGTTCAAATGTCCCGTGGTCAAAATTTACAAGAAATGGAAGTAGGCACTGCGCAATCCAAGACTGCCGTTAACGCTAACGCAAAGGCTGGCATGCCGATGGATACATCGGTGGCTGGTTCTGTTGAAGATCTCGGCGGACCTACTCCCGACAACTACAAGCCTGACAATGACTCCGCAAAACTGCGCGAGCCAAAAGTCGCAACTGTAAAAGACGTTGTTAATCGTGGCGCAAAAGCTGCGATGGCACCTGAAACAAGTGCAACACCTGTTTCGGTTCCTGAAGAAGTAGAAGAAACTCAAGAAGTCATCGAAGAAATCGTTGACGAAACTCCTGAGTACGACATCGAAGAGGACATGAATGCCCTCTTCTCTGGTGAAGAACTCACCGAAGAGTTCCAAGAGAAAGCAAAGACCATCTTTGAAGCTGCAATCAGTGCAAAGGTTGCACAAGTTGCAGCAGAGATGGAAGCCAAGAATGAAGAGCGTATCGTTGAGGAAATCGAGACTGTTAAGTCTGCCCTCGTCGAGCGTGTCGATTCTTACCTGGAGTACGTCGCTGACGAATGGCTCCAAGAGAATGAACTGGCCGTCGAACACGGTCTTAAGTCCGAAATGACTGAGAGCTTCCTCTCAGGCATGAAGGAACTTTTTGAAGCACATTATGTATCAATCCCTGAAGATAAATACGATGTTGTCGAGAGCATGGTAAACAAACTTGATGAAATGGAGACTAAACTCAACGAGCAGATCGAAAGAAATGTCTCCCTGAACAGCAGACTCGCTGAGTCGGTTGCCGATGGGATCGTATCTGAGGTTGCTGAGGGTCTTGCCCTGAGCCAAAAAGAGAAGCTCGCCCAACTCGCCGAGAGTGTTGAGTTTGAGAGTGAAGAATCATATCGTGAGAAACTGGTCACTCTGAAGGAGTCATACTTCGGTCAGAAAGTCCAGAAAGAGACTTCGGAGAAGGTGCTGAACGAAGAAGCCGCCCCTGATTACTCAGGTACTATGGCTCAATACATGAGCATCCTGAACCAAGTCGCTAAAAAGTGAATTTAAGATTATCAAACCCGTAAACACTTTAAATTAGGTAAAAGCAAATGTTCCAATCCGAGCATCTGCAGGAAAAGTGGGCACCTCTTCTGAATCATGAAGGCCTTGGTGATATCAAGGATGCCCATCGTAAAGCGGTAACCGCTTGCCTGCTGGAAAACCAAGAGCGCTTTATGCGCGAAGAAAGAGAATTCCTGTACGAAACCCCAACCAACTCCGCTAACGCCGCTGGCGCTGGTGGTGGATTCGGTGGTGGTTCGGCCGTTGGTGGCCCAACCGCAGGTTTCGACCCCGTTCTGATCTCACTGATCAGACGTTCAATGCCTAACCTGATCGCCTATGATATCGCAGGCGTTCAACCAATGAACGGTCCTACTGGACTGATCTTCGCAATGCGTTCCATGTACGGAACCGACCGCGATCCTTCAACTGGAACCGAGGCATTCTTCAACGAGCCCGATTCCGGCTTCTCCGCTCAAGACGCAGGTCTTGACCTGACTGCTGGTTTCACCTCCCGTAACGCTGGTTTCGGTACAACCGCTGCTCAGTCGGGTACTAACCCATCTGTTCTCGGTTCATCCAACGCCGCCCAGGCCCTCTACAACGTTGGTCAGGGTATGGTCACTGGTGATGCAGAAGCTCTTGACGGAACTGGCTCTAACGCCTTCCGCGAGATGGGCTTCTCCATCGAGAAGGTCACCGTTACTGCAAAGTCACGTGCCCTGAAGGCTGAGTACTCACTGGAACTCGCCCAAGACCTTAAGGCTATCCACGGTCTTAACGCCGAGGCTGAGTTGGCAAACATCCTGTCAACTGAGATCCTGGCTGAAATCAACCGCGAAGTCATCCGTACCATCTACAAGGTTGCTGAGTCTGGTGCTCAGGCTAACGTTGCT